CACGACATCCGGAGGCGCCAGCGTGGAAAGGTCGATCAGGTTGAAGCGGCTCATGAAAGTTTCAGGCCCTCAAGGTGGATGAGTTGCCCATCGGGCAAATACAGCGCAGTCAGATGGATGGCGATTGAACCGTCTGCCGGATCCACCGCGACTGTTACGCTCTGCACCTGAATCCGCGGCTCCCACGTGGAAAGCGCACCCACCGTGGCCGCCGTGATGGCCATCTTGGTGCTTTCATTCAGCGGCTGGTCGACCAGAGAGAACAGGTCCGAGCCGTAGTCGCGCAACATCACCCGGCTGCCTTTGGGCGTCAGGAGGATGTCGCGGATGCTCTGCTCGAGATGGCTGAGGCCGGCCAGCTCCGCGCCGGCGTTTCCGTTCATGCCGATCATAATTGCGAGGGCGGAACCGCCTGCGCTACCGTCCCCGTAGCGTGCACATCGCCAGCCACCTTTAGCGTGCCGGCCACCTTCCCGTTCAGCGTGAGATCGCCATTGATCGTCAGTGCGCCAGCGAGCGTCATGCCGCCCTGCGCATTCAACGTCACGGTCTGCGCGGTGACCGTGGCGTTGCCCTGGACGTTGATCGCCACCGCGCCAACAGCTTGAACCGTAAACGTGTGCGCCGCGCGATCGTAAGTGATCGTTGTGCCATCGGAGTACTTCGTAACGATCTGATCCGCACTCTGCGACGGCGCCGGCTTCGAGCCGGAATACAGCGAGCCGATAATGACGCCCTGCGACAGGCTTCCACCGGGGCACAGGACCGCGACATGCTCGCCGGCTTCTGGCGCCCACCATGTGATGTCTCCGCCGGCGCGCGCCGTCAGCCAGGGGAGCGGCGCGGTTTGCACCTCTCCCACCTGCACCTTCGCCACGGCGTTTTGCAGGTCCACGGAGACGACCAGGCCGCGATGAATCAGATTGCTCACCTGATGGTTGAGGCGCGCCGTGTCCGGATCTTGCAAGTCGCCCGTCCTGGCGCCGCGTTGAATCAGAAGGTCCAGCATGCCTTAGCCACCCACCACTTCGATGTAATCCGCCTGATTGGCAGCCCCGATGTCCGGGGCAAAACCGACGAAGACCTCCGTCGGCGCAACGCCATCCACATGGGGATCCGTGATGGTCTCCGTGTAATAGGTGACCGTGTAGACGAGTTGCACCATCGCCACGGCATCGACGCCACCGGGCTTGAGCGTGACGGAGCTGCGCTGCAAGAGCGACTTCGAAGCCAAGCCGCCGAGGGTTGGATCGGAATCCATGAAGGCTTCGATCTGGTAGGCCAGCTGATCGAGTTGCCGGTCAATCGGCACTCCGGAGCGCGGCATCTCCATAAGGCCGGCGATGGCGAGCACCAATTCCCGTGTCAACCGGCCCGGGCTGTCCGGGTCATTCGATACCCACGAGTCCTTCTCATCGACCGACTCGCTGGGCGTGTGGATGAAGATCGCCGGCGACCAGTTGTCGCCGACCGGCTCAATCCGGTTGGAGAAGACCTGCGAGCCAGCAAGCGTCGATGCGCTCACCAGGCCCTTGGCGATGTAGTCCCGAATCAGGGACCGGGGATGATCTGTAGGCATCAGAGTTTCTTCAGGAGGAGCAGCGCGCCACCGCTCTTATTGACAAGGTCGCCCTGTTTGTCCGGCTGCACATCCCAGATAGCGTAGTTCACGCCGTTGACGGCCACGGTGTCATCCTGCGCGGGGCCCACTGTGCCTGCGAAATCCGCCAGCCGGACGCCCAGCACCGGATGGACCGTGGTGATCGTGCTGCCGTAGCCGTCGAGTTTGACGTTCTGATAAGCGGCGTTGAAGTAGCCAGACAGTGCGATCATGCCGCCAGCGCTGAAGGTGTAAACGTAGGGCGTGCCGAATCCGGTGTCCGGATCGAGCAGCGTCTCCAGCATGTCGTCGACTTGGTCTTGCCAGCTCATTGCAGACAGTGGGAGTGGTCTTCAGCTCGCTGGGGAAGCGGGGGGAATGCGTTGCGATCAATTCAACTTTGGGCGCCGCTTGCGGCACTTCCGCGAGATGCCGACTTTATCGCCGCGTAATTCGCAACTTCCCAGAACGGGATTTCCCAAGGCGTGTGCTGGTGAAAAGAGGATTTCGCGCCAGGACTCTGGGCGAAGTCATCGCTTACCTGTGAGCAACGTAACCGCTGGTCCGCCAGCAACCTCGTGGTCTGTACATTCCAGCGGCATTGCGACTTGCCCGACGGTAGTTGTCTGGCGAGCGGCCGACTGAGCGAACAGTCAGGCCAGCAAGGGAATTCGCAAGCTGCGCGCTAACGATCCGCCTTCAACCAGATCGATACCATTTCCGAGAGATCAACGAAAATGAGATCGGCGGGATCGCGCTGAACACGAGCGCAGAGGGCGGGGAGATCGGCTTGAAATCTCTCATATCGAGCAGAGACTTCGGCACCGCCTGGGAGGAGTTTTCTTCCTGAAGCGCCGGCGAGCCAGTTGCGAACCTCTGTAATCGCCTTCCGTGGCTGCCCGTCGTGGGCGTGAATATCCTGTCCCGCGATATCTGAGATGAAATTTCTGTACCGGTAGCGATCACTATCGAGGATCAGACACTTCTTCTTTCGCTGCGGGGCAGCCCCAAACTGCTTGCACCCCAGGAAGAGCCCTAACTCCAATGGCATGTTGAAGCGAGGCAAGTTAGTGGAAGGATCAATCGCAACCGCAGAGAGGTCGTGGATGCCGAACCTGCACTCCGCTATGATCCGCTCAATCTTCGAGAGGCGGATTTCCCCACCGTCATCGTCTTCCAAGGCACACCGCGCCACAAATCCAAGATCATAGATGGCGAATACTATTCCATCGAGGATCGCCCTGTAACCCGGATCGAACGGGCAGTTGATGAAGACGTGATCCCTTCGAACGGCGTTAGGCACGAGGTAGCGACGAGTTTAGCCGGTCAAGAACAACGCTGCCGACTGCCTCTTCGATCCTTCTCTTACCCAGTCGACTTTTCCGGGGGGGAGTCTTGACCTTGGGCAAGCGATATGTCTCACTCTTTACGATTCGCCCGGACTGTCCCAAGACGACAAACTGACCCGAAACGCTATCCTTCATCATGTGACGAGCAGCCGTGATAGCCTCGGCCTGCGTCGAGTGAACACTGCTGCGCCTGCCCGCACTTCTCACAGCCCAGGAGCCGTCCTTCGGGACAACATGCACTGTCTTGCTTTTGACCATACCGTTCGCTTTATTGTAGTCGATTTGCCCATGCCCTCCCTACGGCCCCACGCATCCAGGCTCACTCGATACGGCAATTTCCGCCAAGACGCTCGCTTGTGTCGCCAACCGGCTGCCGTTCGAAGGCGACGACATACTGCGCGAGCCAGCGTGAAAGTGGTCCGCTCGGCGTTGTCGTCGCTTCCTTGGGAGCGTGCTATCCCCGCCGCAGCCCGATTCCTCGCGAGAACAGCCCTTCGTACCACCAATCGAGCGGTGGCTGACCCGAACGGCGTTGGAGGAAGTGGTGATTCCACTTGGTCGCCCAAACGTTGATGTGCATCGGTCGGAGCAGGCCAGAGGCCCGTGTTGGGAGTCGGCAGCCTGCCAACCGACTCCCATAGCGCCCAGGCGATCGCGCTACCGGCAATTCTCTGGGATCGTGTTTAGCTCATCGTCGCCTTGGTGAGCAAAGCGGGACGCAGGCACATCGGCAGGGGATTGGACTGCGTGTGCAGATCCATGCCCCGGTTGAACTTGCGCGGCTCGAGCTTGGCGTAAATCGGCAAGCCGACCGTGTTGACGGTCTCGTTGAAGTCCGCCGGCGCGAACCAGGTGCGGAAAGTGGTCATCGTGCCCAGCGGGAAGAAGATGGCCGAACTCTCCGGCACGAAAACGTGGTCGACGCCGTCGCCGTCGCTCGCGTGGCCGAGATACTCCTCGAACGTCACGCCGCCGTAGCGGAAGTTGCGCCGGTTGTCGGTGTCGAGTGTCTGATTGGGCAGATCGGTGTGCTGGAAGAACTGGAACGCGGTGATCACGTCCGGATGACGCGTGAAGGCGTCAAACCAGTCGGGAGCGCACAGGCAATGCACTTCGCGCATGACCTCGCCCAAAAGGTGCAGCTCCATGTAGCGCTTTACGTTGAGCACGGCGCTCTTGACGTCGAACGTATTGCTCGAGAACTGGAAGTTCACGATGTTCTGCGTGATGCCGAACTCGCTGAACAGGTCGTAGATCACCGAGCCATCGGCGTCGAGAATCTGGCCGCGCAAGGCGCCCATACGGAGATTCTCGAGCGTGATATCGTGCTTGCGGCGCGCCGTTTCCAGACGCTCCGCAACGAGTGTCTCCAGCGCCTCGAGTTCGTTTTCCGAACCGAAGGCGCGCAAACCCTGCGTCTCTTCCGGCAGGATCGCATCCTCGTGTGGGATGTGCGGGATCACGAAGGAGCGGATCTTGCGCTTGGACTTGACCGCCTCCGTGCCTGGGGCGCCCACCGGCCGCGTGGGCAGCAGATTCAGGACGCCGTCTTTCTCGTCCACGATCACGGTCCGGGTGCGAACCCCCTTTTCCGAGAACAGGCCGAGCTCGTTAGTCTTGCCGTACATGTTCGGGATGACGTTGATTGCATCGGTCAGCGCAACCAGCGAAAAGGCGTCCGTGGTGAATGGATTGATCATCGGCATGGTGTGTGTTTGTCTCCCTCTGAATCGCGGCTCGCTGGCGTTACACGCCCTGCCGGATCAGGATTCCTTTCGCGGCGAGTTGCGCCACGGCCGCATCCATCTGCGCCTCGGTGATTCCTGCCGGCCAAGTGAGCCCGTAGGAGGAGAGAACCGCCTCGCGGGCAATCATCGTGGTCTTTACGGCGCCGGCCGCGGCGTCGGTGTTGTACAGCAGAACACCCGCGGCGTTCTGCGATCCGTCCGAGGCCGCCAGGTTCAGCGCCACCACGGTGGCCGGAGCAATCGGCCCCACTTCGATCGAGAACTGATCACCGACCACGAAGTCGGGCGCGCCGTCGGCGATCACGAATTTGACCTGCGTCGCGAAGGTGGCTCCGACGGCGATGGTCCCGAGGCTCACGCCACGCGGATCAAAGACCTGGAACGTGCCGCCATTGGCCGCGGCCACGGTGCACTTGGCCACGTAGGCACCAGCTTGGGCACCCGCCAGGAGAGGCGAGGCCGCATCCAGCGTCAGAACGCCCTTGCCCGTGTTCGTCCCGGCCGGAACCACCGTCACCAGGTCGCCGGTCAGCGTCTGCTGCCCCAGCACCGTGCCCGTCAGAATGTTTGCCTGGCCCGCCGCGAGCACGACTTCATCGCGGCTGAAGCGATGATCGCCTTGTTCCCATTTGAGCCAGTCGCCCTGATTGAAAGCTTGAACTTGAACCGCCATCGATTAGGCCCTGCCTTTCTGCGCAGTCATGCGCGCGGCCATCGCTTTGCACTTCTTTACGACGCCTGTTTCCCCGGGCGGCACGCGCAGGTTGGTTCCGGTGTCGGCCTGGATCGCCTGGTCAATCTCGCCCTGGTCACCCCCGGCCCGCGCGGCCATCAGCTTCTCCCGCGCCTGCTGGGGGGTCAGACCGGCCTTGATGAACTGTGCCGTCATGCCGGGCATGCCAGCCAGGATGCAAAGGTCGGCGATCTCCGCCGCTACCGCCATACCGGCCTGCGCGGATCCGGGTACCGGGTCCGCCGGCGTCGGCTGCGGAACTGCGGCTTCAGCCTGACGAGCTTTCTTGCCGCTGCGTGGCTTGCCGTCCGGTTTGCCCTTGCCCTTAC